ATCAATAATTTCATTATTTAAGGATGATTAAATTAATAAATATATTAAAAGAAATAGTATCATCTGAAACAATTAACGAAGCATCTTTGGAAGTAAAAAAACTACAGTTTCGCCCAGATAGACGTAAAGTTATAATAGATAAAGTGTGGAATAAAAGTCCATTCAAATTAATAGATGGAAATGAAATACTAGTAGATTATATTATAATAAACAATACCGCTTTTAATGCATCTAATCCTCAATACAAAGAACCTGCTTTACAAGCATTAGAAAATGTTTCAAAGTTATCATTTGAAGGAGATATAAATGGTAAATCATTAATCATCCCTGCTTCTAAAATATTAAAAACTCCAGAATTAGGAGGAAAAGAAAAAGGAGCAACAACTGCTATCGAAAAAAGATCAATGAACGATCTAGGAGAACAGATTAAAAATATAGGTTATCCTATTGATATTAAGATAGGAAATAAAATATATTATAATATAGTTGGAGCTCAAGATACACCAAATACACCAAAATCTGATTTTGAATTAGTTGATGATAGAGGTAATTCTTTAATATTTATTTCTCATAAGGATGGAAGTACAGCAAAAGATTTTCAACAATATGGGGGATTAAGTGCCTTTAAAAATGTTCCTGAAGTTCAACGTTTTGCAGAAGATGTAAAAAAAGAAATAGGTGGAGACCAAATGATTAGAGGAGGTGGATTTAAACGTAAAGTTGACGATGAAGAATTAGGTCTTAAAGCTATATATGGTATAAATTATGGTTCATCTGATTTTAATAAAAATAATGTACAAATTGTTTGCCAAGGACCTATAAGACTTATTAAAATAGATGATGATTTATATACATTAAAAAGTAATCATGATATGTTAAACGGAACATATCCAACAGAAGGATACACACCATATTTCATGGCTACATTTAGATCAGATAGAAATGATTTAGGTATTAAACAAGCAAGATTAGGAATATATCCTACCGATACTCGTCAAACAGCAAAAGAAATTTAATATTTATTATCATGAATAAACAAATTCTGTTAGAAAAATATATTAAAGTTGCTGTTCGCAAAGCACTTAAAGAGCAAGAAGAACAACAAAAAAGAGCTGAAAAGTCTCTATATACAATATATCGCTTTCCTGGATTAAAAGAATTAATGGAAGATTTAATGTCTCCTGCTTTTGGTCGTTTTTTAAAACACGTAGATATTGTTGCTCCAAAACCAACAACGTTTGACATTAAATTAATTAACGGACAAGATTTTACCATCATTTATATTGGTAAAGGTAAATTCACCGTTAAAATAGCAGGTAAAAAATATAATCCATATAATTTAGGTGAATTAGAACGCGCTTCACAATCAATAGCTGATCTACTACAATTAAATTATGCTCCAGAAGAAGGTAAAGAACAACCATCTGATAAAGGTGGAGAAGAAATGGGTAAAGAACTAGCAGCTGCTGAAACCCCAGCAGAAACACCTGAAGAAAAACCAGCTGAAGAAGAAACACCAGTAGCTGAAGGTATTAAAAAAAAAGTTAAAACTTTAAACGAAATAGTGAAAGAAGTTAATGTAAAGTCTGGAAAAGTCAAAATTCAAGAAGCAGAAATAGGTTCTGTTTTAACTAAAACATACGGAGATAATATTCCAAAACCAAACTTCACTCCAACATTAGGTGAAAATTTTAGATTATCTGGTAATGATGCTGAAGTATTTTCTGATTTATTTGAAAAAGCACCTAGTAAAGGTGGTGAAGATACTCAAACTAAAGGATCAGGTAATGGAGAAGTATCTGTTTATTGGTTGTTTTCTCAAAGTGGACATAATGTAATAGATGAAAGAGGAAGTGATAAACCTGATTTAAAAATAGATGGTGTTGGTGTTGAAATAAAAGCATATGATTCTGCTGTTATAACATTAGGTAAATTTGCTAAAGATAAAGAATCATTACGATTATTAAATATTGTTTTTGGATTTAAAGCATTAGTTTCAACATTAGAAGGAAATAAAAAAGAAGCAAACCCTGCTAATTTCACAGATAAAGATCTAGTTCAAGCATTTGATTTAATGTTTGAGTTTTCAAAAAATGAAGAATTAAAAAATATGGCTGAAAAAAACGGATTTAGTATTATAACTGAATTATATAATAAAATAAATAGTGTTAAGACAGCTTTAAATATTCAATCGGATGATTCAAAAGCAGCAGCCGCGGCTATATTACGTCAATTAGCTATTAATAAATTAGGAAGAAAACCTGGTATTCCTGGATATATTTTAAATGTAAAGAAAACAGGAGAAGGTGAGTTTCATAAAATAACTAAAGAAGCAATAGGAAAAGCATCTGATCCTACTATATTAGATAGTATAAAAATAAATCAAGCTCAAATAGATATGAATTTCCGAAAAATATTTGGATAACATACAGACAGATTCATAGCCTGTCGACTTATTAAAAATTATATGCAGCTGTGGCGCAATCAAGAAGATTGCGCTTTCTTTGTGTATGTCAAAATAAATTATTATCTTTATAGTATGAATATATTCTATATTAATGAAGATCCGGTTATAGCAGCACGCGAATTAGCAGATGACCATATTCGCAAAATGCAAATTGAATCAGCACAGATGTGCTCTACAGCACATTGGGCTGTTGGTAGTGAAGCACCATATAAAAAAGCTCACTTTAACCATCCATCAACAAAATGGACACGCGAGTCCATTCAACACTATAGATGGCTTGTGAAACATGGTTTAGAAATATGTAATGAATTTACTATTAGATATGGTAAACATCATAAAACACAAGATGTATTAGAGTGGTTAGATAAAAACGAACCAAATCTACCAGACAATGGTTTTACACCACCGCCTCAATGTATGCCTGAGGAATTTAAGCAAGAAAATACTATAGAGGCATATAAAAGGTTTTATATTGAAGATAAGATAGCAGTCAAAAAATTAAATTGGAATAAACTAAACAACAAACCAAAATGGATAAAAGAATAGTAATTGTAGGTGCTGGAGTAGCGGGCATAAACGCTGCAACAAAATTAGTAGATAATGGCTATCCGGGTGAATTAATCACCATTATAGACAAAGGTAACGATCCACACAATCGCTTACCTGAAGAGGTAATGACAGGTATGTTAGGAGCAGGAGGATGGAGCGACGGCAAACTAACTTACCACACAGCAATTGGTGGTCAATTATCAAAATATTGTGGTGAAGAGAAAGCAATGGAATTGATGGATCAAGTCATTAGTAACTTTAGACGCTTCCACCCTAAACCAGAAGAAATATTCTGCTCTGATCCAGTAGCTGAACCAGACTTTATTAAACCATACTTTGGATTACGTTTATTTCCTGTATGGCATATAGGATCCAATTTCTTGCACGAGATCGCTAAAGCATGGTATCAATATTTAATTGATAAAGGTGTTAAATTTATGTGGGAGTGTGAGGTGGAGGATATTGATTTTGAAACCGGAGAAGTAATATTAAAAGATTAATATTTATAATAAAATATTATTATGAAAAAATCAGAATTAAAACAAATTATTAAAGAAGAAATTAATAAAATATTAAATGAAAGTAAATATCAAGTAGTATTTATTTCTTATAGTGATGAAGAAGTTCCATATACTGAGCAATATTTTGATTCTTATGAAAAAGCAAGCGCGTGGGTTGATGGATATGAAACATATGAATATGAAGAAGTTTGGAATTCAGCTTCTCAAGATTATGAACAAGAAAAAGTTTTTAATTATTATAACCCTCAAGATAAACAAGTCTACTCAGGATATGATATAAAACAAGTTGAAAATATTTAAAAATTTTAATTTTTCTTAGATTTTTTCTTAGATTTATAATATTTATAATCAATGGGACGTATCAAAAAATACCAAACAGAAGACGAACGTATTCTCAAACAACGAGAATATAGTAAGAAATATTATTGGTCTAATAAAGAAAAAATCGATGAAAAACTTAAACAAAAATATCACGAGAAAAAAACAAAACAATAATTTTATAGTTTATATTCATATACGACCTGATATAAATGAACCCTTTTATGTTGGAAAAGGAGTACCTGGAAGAGAAATTAGGTTATGTGGTAGAAACCAATATTGGAAAAATGTTGTAAATAAGAATAATGGTATATTTGAATCTAAAATATTATTTGAAGGATTAAGTGAAGAAGAAGCATTATTAAAAGAAAGAGAAACAGAATTGGATTTAAGAAATAAAGGTTATATATTAGCTAATATAGCAGAATGTGGTGTCAAAGCTAGTACTACAGGAATGAAACATTCTGAAGAATCTAAACAGAAAATGAGTGAATACTGGAAACAATATTACAATGAAAATCCTAGCCCTAACAAAGGTAAAAAGATGAGTAAGGAGAGTTGTGAAAAGAAAAGTAAATCTATGTTAGGTATTATGAATAAACCTATTCTTCAATATGATTTACAAGACAATTTCATCAAAGAATGGTCTTCTATTTCGGAAGCTTACTTATCTTTAAATAAAAAAATTACAAATGGTTGTATAAATTTAGCTTGTAAAGGTAAAATAAAAACAGCATTTGGTTATAAATGGAAATATAAAAACAAGTAATATGAGAAAAATAAAATTTGATAAATGTATTGTAGGTACAGGAAAAGCTGGGATTGATTTCTCAGCTAAATTAGCTCAAAAGTACGATTTACCTACTGAAAGCAAGAGTGTGCAATTGGGGGTCCGTTTTGAAGCACCACAAAAATATTTCCAAAAATTAATTGATATTAGCTATGATTTTAAATTATACCAAAAGTTTGATAATGTTTCTATTCGTAGCTTTTGTTTACCTGGAACCGAGTTAATTCATATTGAAAGAAATGGAAGTAAATTATTTACAACTGTAGACAACGTATTAAAAAATGATAAAATACTAACATATAATTTTGATAAAGAACATACTGAATTTATTAATCCAAAAACATTATTTAATAGAGAATATAAAGGTGATTTAATTACTATTAATAATAAATTAACTACTACTGAAGACCATATATATTTTATTTGGGAAAAAGAAATAGTTGAAAAGGAATATAATAGAAAAGATGGTTATAAAGATAATGCTTTAAAATTAAATAAAGTTATTGAAAAACATGCTAAAGATTTAATTGTAGAAGATAGATTAGTAGTTCCTAAAAATTTCCCTAAATTAAATCAAATAAAAGGAACAAACTATACTAATGACCAATTATGGATGTTTGGATTATGGTTTGCTGATGGTAGTGGACAATATAATTCAAAATGGGATTCAAATGGATTTAATTTAACTAATGAAGATTATATTTTAGATAAAGTAATTAATATTTTAGAAAAACAAAATGAAACTTATAGTTCCAAAAAACAATATGATAATTATTCTGTTTTAAATTTTTCTTCTAAAATTTTAAAAGAATTTTTAATTAATGAAGATTGTTTTAAAAAAGGTAAAAAACGAGGATTACCTAAATCTATATTTAATTGGTCTGAAGAAGAAATATATTCTTTCCTATCCGGATTAATAGATGGAGATGGCAGAATTAAAAAAGAATATAATATTTGTTTAGACTATTTTACTGTATCTGATATACTATATAGAGACATAACATATCTATTTAGTTATCTGGGGATATCTTATAAAAGTAGAACTAGAAAACAAGCTACTAATTTCAAAGAAGATTCTCAAATTAATATAATCAATGTTTCTCAAAGAGATTCAATGTTGTTGTTGAGTAATAAATTAAAATTACAAAATAATAATAAAAATAAATTATTACAAGAAAATATTAATATTGAATTTAAAGAAAGAGATACTAAAAATTATGAAAAGGTATACTCGATAAAATCTGAATATTATGAAGGGGTAGTATATGATTTTGAAATAGAAAATACTCATAATTTCATAGCAGGAAATACTCCACTAATAATTCATAATTGCACAAATAATTCAGCAGCTTATGTCGCAGTAGAAGAAACTTACGGGGATATAACTTATAATGGTCACGCTAAAAAAGGTGAAGAATTTAGAAACGATATGACCAACTTCGGCATTTTAATGGAAATTAAAGGTATTGAAGATCCGTTTAAATGGTCAAGAGATGTAGTAGAACGGTTACAAGTTGATGGTACTGGATTATATTACTCTCCTAATAGAACTCGTAAACCAGGATTAACATCAGAAGGTACAACAGTATCAGCACATCAAATAGATGATTTAGAGGAATTCGATGAAGTATTAGGTGAATACGCTAATTACATTACCAATTTTATTGATCAAATGGATAAAGTATTTAATTTTGGTGATGATTGGGGTATGTATATTCCTGAAGTAAAGTATCTATCACCAGAACCACTAGTAAATTATACTAACCTAGCATTAACTGAATATCCAAATGTGTATTTTGTTGGTGATGCACTAAGTGCTCGTGGTATTACTGTGAGTGGTGCTCATGGAATTTATGTAGCTGAATATTTATTGACAAACGTACAATAATGACTAAAGATCAATTACGCGAAGCAATCCGCGCTGTTATTAGAAAAGAATTAGCTGAAGTACAACCAGCAGTAGCACCAACTAAACCATCACCTGGCCCTACTATACATCCTGGAAAACCAGATACAGGTAAACCAAAACCTCGTCGCCCATTAGGAAATCCAGGTGTAAGTCCAAAACCAAAAGCTACAATGACTGAAGCTGAAATGCTAGCAAAGATTATTAAACGTTTTAGAAAAGCAAAAAAATAATGGCAAATCTCTTAGAAGTAGAATACGAGAAAATATTCTCCCCTAAAACTATGGCTGCTTTAAAAGGTAAGTCAGGTGAATCTTTACGTCAAATGCTTGGTAATAAAGATTTGATGCAAACATTAATGCGATCTAAAGCAGTATTAGATGAAATTATTGATGCTGAAGAAGGATATCGTGATGAATTAGAAATGATTGCTGCTATAATGGCAACAGATGCTTTTCCAATTATTGACTATGCAAACATCAAAATAGATGCTAAAATAACAGGACCAGAAGATTTAAATGTTGAAATAGAACCAGGTGAAGAAGATCCATTACAACCTAGCTTTGATGATGATACTGAAAAATTAAAAGCAAAACGCCGTATCATAAACGGTATTACACAGGGCGCATCAGTTAGAGGAGCATTTAGTTTCTACTTATTCAGAGAATACCTTGATGATATTAATCCGGCATTAGTAGAAAAATATAACGAAATATTAAAATCAGTATTCGGAATATACGATGATGAAAACGCTATTGCGATGATGCTTGCAGCACTAGCTCAAGGACAAAAAATGGAAGGTGGTACAAGTGAAATGGTGTATGATGAAGAAAACGAACAATTTGTTATTAAAGCAAGAGCATTATGTTTCCCAATGCTATTACATGAAATTGTAAAAGGATTATACGAAATCGTTGGTACAGAAGGATTTGGTGCTGATAAAGAAAAAAATAAAGCAATTATAGGTGCTGTAGATAAATTATCTAACGAACCAAACGATTTTCGCTTCGGTAAATTCTTATATGATGCTATTACTAAATTATATAATGAAAGCGATTTAGATGATGCACGTATTCGTGAATTATTCTTTGCTGAATTATATAAATTAGAAGAAGACGAGTTCTTATCATTTGTAGAAAATGCTGTTAATGATGAATTAACTCCAGAACAAAAGAGATGGGCTATCAATACAATGAAAGATATTGAACGCGACTTAAAAAAAGACGATACTGGATTAGCAGATTTAGACTAATAGGATTGTCAAAATTCTCTTATTATCTTTATAAAAAATAAAATTAGTTATGGAAACACAAAAGTTAAGAACGTCAGACGGAACCATTGTGTCCTATGTAAACATAGGAGGCATAAACAAAATGCACAATTGGGACGGTGCTGCATTATTACCACAAGGTAACAAACGAGAAGCCGAATATTACTTATTTGGAATTAAAATGAGTAAAGATGAATGGTTAGAACGAAAAGCTGATGTTAACGGTATTCCATGGTACAAAACAGCCGCTGGAAAACAAAGCGGAGCAAGAGTTTAATAAATAAATAGGGGTGTCAAAGCCCCTATTTTAAATTCAAGTTATGAGAGGTAGACCACCAAAAGAAATTACACTACAAGAAAATCCAACTAAATTTAGTCGTACTTATGAAGATGAATATACTACTGAGGTATGGACATTTGATTTAAATAAATCACCATATGGCCCTATCAGCGTAGATATTAAATATAAAGCAGGTGCTGAAAAAAAGATAAAACAAGAGATTAAGGAAGCTAAACAACAGAAGAAGATAGCTCGTCAAATGAAAAAAATAAATAAGCAAAATGAAAATAGGACTAACAGGAACCGTGTCGGTAGGAAAAACGACACTAGTAAACGCTCTTAAAGAGTTAGAACAATTCAAAGGATATGAAATAGCAACTGAACGTAGTAAATATCTACGCGATCAAGGTATAGCATTAAATACTGATTCAACATTGAAAGGTCAAATAGTGTTCGCTGCTGAACGTGCTTTAGAGTTAATGAAACCAAATATTATCACTGATAGAACAATATATGATGTAATAGCATTTACACTCAGCGCTAAATCAATTAGTAAATTTGAAAAACGTCATTTTTTCGATTTAATGTTGGATTTACGTAATGAATATGATGTTGTTATTTATGTATCACCTGAAGGTGTTGATATAGAAAATAATGGTGTACGTGAAACTAATGCTGATTATCGTACAGAGATTGATGAAATTATACGTGAATTATTAAAAGCACATCCACCTAAGAAACTTATTGAAATTAAAGGTTCAACAGAAGAACGCATAAACACTATTACCTCACAACTAATCTAATATTTATGGACATATCGTCAAACCAACTCAAAACAATGAAATCAAAACAATTACGTGGAATTATACGTGAAGCACTATTAGAAGTATTAAATGAAATAGGGCAAACTCCTGGTCATGGAGCTGTGAAAGTAAAAAAAGGAGATATAGCTAGTATTAAAAAATATACTCAACAAGGAATAGATGTTGAAGAAGATCCAACAATAAAAGAAATGGCTCGTGTTGCTAAAGGATTTAGATTAGCTGATCCAAACTTTGATGCTTCTCAATATGCTGCTAAACGTGTTAGTGGAGTATCAATGGAAGATATAATTAATTATTTCCGCGAAAATCCAGGAGCTGAAAAAACACAATTACAAGCACAATTTAATTTCGCTCGCCCACAAATAGCAAATGCTATAGTTAATGGTTTATTAGATGCTGGTGTATTAGTTAAATTAGGTGCAGGGGGTGTAGTAGAATTACCACCAGCCCCAGGTGAAGAACCAGCAGAAAGAGAAGAACCAATTCGTGGTGGTGAAGAATTTTTAATTGGACCTTATTTAGACTTAGGTGTAGATAGACCATCAACATCAAGTGAAGAAGAAACAGATGATGAAGAACCAATAATCGAACCAGAAAAAATCGAAAAAACCACTGCTAAAGGTGGAATGTCTGATGAAGATTATCAAGCATTTATAAAATATAGCGAATTAAAAGACCGTTTAAATGCTACTAAAACCAATATCAATAAAACAAAACGTTCTAAAGGCATAATTGATATAGGACCTAATACAAAAGATGAAGATATTTTACGCTTGACTAACTTGAAAAAATCATTAGAAGATAGAATGGCGGCATTAGTAGCAGGTTCAAAATATTTACAAGATAAGATAGCCAAAGAACAAACAGGTAAAGTTGCTGCTAAAGCACCAGAAATTGAACCAGTAGAAGATGAGGATGAAGACATAGTAGCAGAAAACTTCGAATACGAAAGAAGACAATTGCAATACCGTGCTGGAATTATTAAATAAATATAAAAAGTATATTCTATACGTTGTAATAGGTTTAGTATTATTATATGGCATTATATGGCTGTCAACTCGACAGCCACAAATGCCTAAAGAATATAAGGATGCTATTGATGCTTTAACAAAAGCAAATAAAGAGTTAGTAGAACGTCAAAAACAAATTGACAGTACTATCAAAGTTTATGAAACTGAAGTAAAACAAGTTGACTATCAGATAGATAATATTAAAGAAAAGACAACAATTATTAAAGAATATTATCATGAACAAAGCGTAGCAGCTAGCAACTACACACCAACACAAGTTGATTCATTTTTCAAAAATAGATATAACTACTAATGATTAAATTAACAGACCTTTTAAGAGAAATAGAAGCAAAATCTAAAGAACAAGAAATAATTGATGATCTATTAGGTACCTTGAATGAAGGTGCATTTGATGATTTATTAATTAAAGCAAAAGAGTATGCTAAGAAAGGATTATTAACAGCAGGTGTATTAGCGGCGTTGATGGCTTCACCACAATTATCATCAGCACAAAAAGCTCAAGTAAAAGATATTGCAAAGAAAACAACAGTATCTAAAATACCAATCACTCCTGGAGGAGACATAACATCACCTACTCCAAAAGAACCAGATGGAGCCGGCCCACCAATTAGGGATACAACAGCAATAGATGGTAAAATAGGAAACATAACTTCACAATTCATTTTTCCTGAATCTACTATATCTCAATATAATTATCTAAATGGACAACTTGTTAGTTTTCAACAACAAGCTTATAAAGCTGGATATGGACCTTTAATGTCTGGTAACTTTCAATTTCTATTAAATCCAACACAAATGAATGAATGGAATGATTTTGTAAAGTGGATGAAAGTAACAGATATATCTAAAATATTATCTGATAGCTCAGGGGTAATAGCAGGAAATAACGCTTTAAATTTTAAAAGAAATGATCTTTCTGTATTAGATTATTATAGAAAATATGTAAAACCTGGTTTTTGGATTAAAGGAGATGATGATGTAAAAAAAGTACAAGAAACTCTTAAAGCATACAGAGCATATAAAATAGGTGCATGGTTAGCAGGACAAGAAACATTTAAAATGGGTAGTAAATTATATAATCCAAATAACTCAAAAGATAGAGAAGACATAGATAAAATTTTTATGCCTTGGGCAAAGTAACTTTATTATATTTAAGTAATAAAATACATGAATATAAAAAATTTATTATTTATATTATCAATGTTAAATTATGTTGCAACCAATGCCCAACCTCCTAAATCTGATTCTGCTTATAAAAAATATGTTGATAGTTTATACCAAATCAACATTAAAATAGCAATGGATTACGGTAAAGCATTAGAAACAAATCCAAACGCAGTTCGTCCCGAACCAGCCATTTGGTTTGTTGATATGGATGGTAATATGTATGATTATCCACCTGATGCTGAAAATGATTCTATCATGAAAGCAAGAGAAGCATATAAAAGAAAATTAGATAGTTTAGGAGGCAAGCAATTTATAGAGATAGAAAAGTGGTATAACGAAAAACATAAAAAATGAAACAACTACTAATAATACTATTATTCATATCAACGCTAACTAAAGCACAAGATACAATTAAAATACCCACTCCAGTAGCAAAACAAATTGCAAAAGAATTAGTTGGATGTGATAGTGTTAAAGCAGTTCATGATTTAATTAAAGACCAACTTAAATTAACTGAATATAAAGTAACATTAAAAGACAGTATTATATCAAATTATGTTCAACAAGATACAATGTATGAACAACGTATTAAAAACGAACAAGATAAATTTGAAATACAAGGTAAATTTGTTAAAGATTTACAAAAACAAAATAGACGACTAAAAATAAAAAACATATTTACTAATACTATATTCGGTATTACTATTGGTGGTCTAGTAGGTGGATTAACATATATACTTCTTACGAAGTAATTCATCTTATATATTTATATACAATAAACAGTATATAATATGGCAGAACAACCCAATATAAAAGAAATAATTAAACAGGAATATATCAAATGTGCGATGGATCCTGTACATTTCTTTCGCAAATATTGTTATATTACTCACCCCGTTAAAGGTAGAGTATTATTTCATTTATATCCTTTCCAAGAGGATGTATTAAACGATTTTAGGAATCATCGTTTCTCTATTATAAATAAGTCCCGACAGTTAGGTATCTCTACCTTATCTGCTGGTTATGCTTTATGGACAATGCTATTTAATAAAGATAAAACTGTGTTATGTATAGCAACAAAACAAGAAACGGCAAAAGGTATGGTTGAAAAAGTACAATTTATGTACAATAACTTACCTAATTGGCTTAAAGGAAGTCAAAAACCAATCTCAGATAACAAATTATCACTTAAACTAGCTAACAACTCTCAAATTGTAGCTACATCAGCCGCATCAGATGCAGGTAGATCTTACGCAGTATCTTTACTAATAATAGATGAGGCTGCTTTTATTGAAGGTATTGATAAAATATATACAAGTATTAAACCAACGATTGCAACGGGTGGAGGTATTATAGCCCTATCCTCTCCAAACGGTGTTGGTAACTGGTTTCATAAAATGTATACTGAAGCTGAAGTTAATAAAAACGATTTCAAAGCAATAAGATTAAAATGGGATTTACATCCAGATAGAGATAATAAATGGGAAGAAACAGAACGAGCAAACATGTCAGCACGTGAATTTGCTCAAGAGTATGACTGTGACTTCTTAGGTTCCGGTAATTCATTAATTGAACCCGATAACTTAACTTTTTATGAACAAACTTTTGTACAAGAACCTGTAGAACGCCGTTTTATGGGTGGTGACTTTTGGATATGGAATTATGCAGATTATAGTAAACAATATATTTTATGCGCTGACGTGGCTCGAGGAGATGGCAGTGACTACTCAACATTTCATGTTATTGATATCGAATCATGTGAGCAAGTAGCAGAATATAAATCACAAGTTGACACAAGAACATTTGGTAATATGTTAGTTTCTGTTGCAACAGAGTATAATAATGCTTTGCTAGTAGTAGAAAACGCTAATGTAGGATGGGATGTAGTAAATACTATTATAGAGAAAGGCTACCAAAATTTATATTATTCACCTCGCGCATATGGTGAACTAAATATTGATAAATGGATGGCTAAAATGGATAGTGAGCAAACAGTTCCTGGATTTACCACATCAGCAAAGACAAGACCACTTGTTATCTCAAAATTAGAGGCGTATATTCGAGATAGACATTTTATTTTTAGATCAAAACGACTATTAGAAGAATTAAGAGTGTTTATTTGGCAAAACGGAAAAGCACAAGCACAAAACGGTTATAATGATGATTTGGTTATGGCATTAGGAATTGGATTATTTACGAGAGATACTGGTGTGAAATTCTACCAACAGGGTGTAAATTTACAAAGAGCAGCTTTAAATAACATTTCTAACAATAGTAATTCAATTACATTATTACCTAACGGTGCTCAAAACCCATACCAGATCGAAACACCATATGGTGTTGAAGACCTACGTTGGATGTTATAGTTGATAAATATTTATAGACATAATAAAACATATTAATGGCTGAAGAAAAAAATAATAATGCGGGCACTGGTTTATTTAGTAGGTTAACCCGTTTATTCAGTACAGATGTAGTAATCAGAAATGTTGGTGGAAACCAATTAAAAGTAGTAGATACAGACCGTATCCAAGCATATGGTAACGTAAAAACCAATGCTTTAATTGATAGATTTACAAAACTTCATCGTTATGGTGCTAATATGCCATATAACCCAACGATGAACTATCAAACACTTCGTATTCAGTTATATACTGACTATGAAGCAATGGATACGGAATCAATTATTGCTTCTGCTCTCGATATAGTAGCTGATGAAACAACATTAAAAAATGAAGCAAACGAAGTAGTACAGATTAAATCATCAGATGAAAATATCCAACGTATACTTTATAACCTATTCTATGATATATTAAATGTTGAGTTTAATTTATGGATGTGGGTTAGAAATATGTGTAAATATGGTGATTTTTATTTACACCTTGAAATAGCTGAAAAATTTGGTGTATATAATGTAACACCAATGTCTGTTTATGATATGGTACGTGAAGAAGGTATGGATCCTCAAAATCCATCTTACGTATGTTTTAAAATTGATCCAATGGTTATTGCCGCGGGTGGTATCAATAGCCGTGTTAAAGATAGAGATGGTAAAATCAAATTCGAAAATTACGAAATTGCTCATTTCCGTCTATTAACAGACGCTAACTACCTTCCTTATGGCAGATCATTTATAGAACCAGCTCGTAAAACTTATAAACAATACATTTTGATGAAGGATGCAATGCTCTTGCATCGTATCACCCGTGCCCCGGAAAAACGTGTATTTTATGTTGATATAGGTAATATGCCTCCTGCTGAAGTTGATGCTTACATGGAACGTTTAAAGCAAAAAATGCAAAAAACACCATACATCGATAAAAATACAGGTGAATATAACTTGAAATATAATATGATGAATGTAATGGAAGATTTTTACATTCCTCAACGTGGTGCTAACTCAAACACTAAAATTGATACAATCAAAGGTTTAGAGTATAATGCAATAGAAGACGTAAACTTCTTACGTGATGAAATGTTAGCTGCATTAAAAGTACCTAAAGCATTCTTTGGATTTGAAAAAGATTTAACTGGTAAAGCTACATTAGCTGCTGAAGATATTCGTTTCGCTCGTACAGTAGAACGTATTCAACGTATTGTATTAAGTGAATTATATAAAATAGCATTAGTACACTTATATGTTCAAGGATATGATGGTGAATCATTAGCTAATTTTGAATTACATTTATCTACACCATCAGTAGTTTATGAACAAGAAAAAGTAGCGCTATGGAAGGAAAAAATTGCATTAGCTAAAGATATGCAAGATAGTAAATTAATTCCTTCTGACTGGATTTATAATTTCTTATTCCAATTCAGCGAAGATCAATATGATGAATTACGTGATTTAGTTGCTGAAGATATGAAACGTAACTTTAGATTAGGTCAAATTGAAAACGAAGGTAATGACCCAGCAAAATCAGGTAAATCATATGGTACACCACACGATTTAGCAACATTATATGGTGCTGGAAGATATAATGGTACTAAAGCGACAGATGTTCCTCCGGGATATGATGAAACTCGTCCCGTTGGTCGCCCTAAAGAAAAATCATCTATATTAGGTACACAAAAAGACCCATTAGGTAAAGATAGATTAGGTAAAGGTGAAAACGGTACATTGTATACTGCAAATAAGCCTGAAGAAAATGGTACACCTAAAGGTGGTTCACCACTAGCATTAGCTGAATCTTTACGTCTTAAAGATATGTTTAAAACCATACCTAGAAAAGATAAAGATATGGTGTTTGGTGATGATGAGCCTACACTATTAAATGAGGAAAATATTAGAGACATATAACAAACATATATTTATAGATAGTGCATACTATATGGACAAAATAAAACACAACAAATTCAAAAACAGCGGACTAATATTTGAATTATTAGTACGTCAAATTACTTCAGACACCCTTTCTGGGAAAGATTCACCTGCTGTAGATATTTTAAAGAAACACTTTACTAAAACAGAATTAGCTAAAGAACATAAAATATACCAAGCATTGGTTAATTCTAAAGCATTATCTGAAGGTAAAGCAGAATCACTAATTAACGCTACATTAGAATTATCTTCTCGTTTGAATCGCTCCGCGCTTCGTAACGAAAAGTATAATTTGATTAAAGCTATTCATGAAGCATATAACATTGAAGATTTTTTTAAAGCAAAAATCAACAATTATAAACAATATGCTGCTGCCTGTACATTAATTGAAGCACATAATTCATTAGAATTTACAAATCCTGACCAAGTAATTGAAAATAAATTAACATTACTTGAACATATCTCTCGTACTGAGATAGATAAAGAAAAAGCAGGCGATAGATTAATGGAAGAGTTTATGAAAATGGATAAAGGTATGCGTTTACTAACGTATAAAAAACTATTAGAACGCTTCAACAGCAAATACTCATCTCTATCCGATAAACAAAAATTAGTTCTTAAAGAATATATTAACAACATTTCTAATACAGTTAAATTACGTGAGTTTGTTAATGAAAACTTTATTGAAATTAAAACTGAATTAGTTAAGTTAAATAAAAGCGTAACCGACAAAACAACTCAAATTAAGATAAATGAAGTTGTTAATATGGTTAAACCAATCGAAAAAACCCAAAACGTAAAAGACGAAAATTTAGTTTCGTTATTACAATATTATCAATTAATTGACGAATTAAAATCAACTAAATAAATAAAAACAAATGGCATACTTAATTAACGAAGCAAAAAGATTCCAAAAATTAGCTAAAATAGTTAATGAATCACAATTAAATGAAGGATATAAATTCAACGATGCTAATGAAGATATAGCAAAAGAAATAGAAACTGCAATCAAACCCGCAATTGAAGGAACTCTTAAAAAAGCTATGATGGATGTAGCTACTAAAAATCCTGAATTTAAAGGAGCAGCTAATTATGGTTTAGCAGTAGGATTAATAGCTTATCAAATAGTAATGGATAGTATAAAAGAGTAATAAATAATGAGTTCTTTAAAAGAATATATTAAACAACTTGCTCGTGAAATAATGAGTGAAGAATCATCTACAGGTGATATTGGTGGTGGTGCTGGTCCTATTATGACCCCGTATGCTTTTTCTCCTGAAGGACAAAAGAAAAATGCTGCTACTAAAACAGCAGAAAAACAAGGAATGAAAGTAACTAAAGGTGAAACCGAAATGCCTGGTGATTCTAAAGTAAGAGATTATAAATCACTTTGGCCATCAGCTAAAAAGAAAAAAACAAAAATATATCACGAAAGTAACTACGACCAAGCATCAAAATATGGTGCTGCTAGTGGTTATACAGCAGCAAGTGGTTATACTGGTCCTAGTTCTGCTTCTAAAGGTGGTGGTTATTATGCTACTGATGTAAAAGAAACTATGGAACAAATGGTTAAAGAAGAATTACTTAACGAAGTAACATATTCTAAATTCAAAAACGAAGTTAAATTTAGAACTAAAAACGAACAATTACATAAAGCAATACGTGAAGTAAAACGTAAATTGTCTGAAATTGATCGTATTGTTGAATATACTTCTCGTATGAAACAAGAATTAAGCGAAGGTGAAGAAGGATTAAAATATTGGAAAAATACAGAAAAAAATATAGCAACTATTTCTGAAATGGTAAACCAATTAAATAATAAAATTAAAAATCTTCACCAGTAATGGCAAAAATTAAAAGTTCTTCTGAAAGTAATAAATTATCATTTGGCACTAAAAAAAGTGGCAAAGCACAAAAATCATTTAACAAACACGACAGAAAATCACGTAATTATCGTGGTCAAGGTAAAGTTTAAATAAAAATGGTAGGAATATATAAAATAACATCTCCATCTGGTCGTATATATATTGGACAATCTATTAATATTAATGATAGATGGAAATATTATAAAAGGATTAGTAAATTTAATATGGGTCCTAAATTATATAATTCATTAAGTAAATATGGTTCTGAAAATCATCTCTATGAAGTTATAGAAGAATGCAATATAGAACAATTAAATGAGCAAGAAATACATTGGAAACAACATTATATAGATAAATTTGGATGGGGAAATATGCTATTTTGTGAAGTATATGATAGAGGAGGAGGCCCCAGAAGTGAAGAAACCAAACAAAAAATTAGTTCTACTAATAAAGGAAAAAAATTCAATAAAGAGCATAAAGATAAACTAAGTAAAGCTAAAAAAGATAAAAAACGTTCGGAAGAAATAAAAATAAAATTAAGTAAACCAAAATCTTCTCAACATGTATATAATATATCTAGAAGCAAATTAGGAAAACCTAATGTATTATCCAGAAAACCAATCCTTCAATATGATAAACAAGGTAATTTTATAAAAGAATATGATTCCTACACTTCTGTTAAAAATATAACTAAAATAAATGGTATAAACAATGTAGTTAATGGAACAACAAATACAGCAGGTGGATATTTATGGACATATAAATAAATAAATAATGATAAAAAGCATAAAACAACAATATATCGATCTACGAGAAGGTAGAATGACCCAACAAAATTTCATGCGTAATTTACGTATGACTATGCCTCAATATATTACTAATATAACTTCATTCAATGATTCAGTAAGAATCCTTAAAAACAAAGGTATATTAGTTGAATCTGATATAAGAGAAAAAAATCTTGATGTTGACCAAGAAGAATTAAAAAAAGGTATTGCTGTTGAAAAAGAACATACAAATGATCCTGTAAAAGCTGAAGAAATTGCTTTAGATCATTTAGCAGAAGATCCAGAATATTACACTAAATTAGATAAAGCTGGTTTAGAAGAATCTCATGATGCTAACGAACAATGGTTAGATACTTTTAAATCTTATATAGGAGATATAGATATTAAATTATCCCCAACCGAACTTTTAGACAAATACGATGGTATGTCTCCTAAAGATGCAGCAGGAAAATATTTCAAAGAATTCCACTCAGCACCACACTCGGGTGAACCTGGTTTAACAGGTCATATGGAAAAAATTGCTAAAAGTTTACAAAGAGGTTTAAAAGAAGCTAAAGACGAGAAAGGTAAATGGACAAACGCTGACGGTAAATCAATGTATGGTCAATTTAAAGAAATTGACAATTTAAATGGTCAAGAAGTATTAATTGGTATTGATTGCGAAATGCAGAAAAACCACGAATTAACTAAATTAGCAGCTGCTAAAATAGTACTTAAAAACCTTAAGAAAAACCCAATTTACTATACGATGGAATATTTGGCTGGTAAAGAAGGTGCTGAACCAGAATATATGGGTGGAAAATCAGCGAATGCCGAAGCACGTCACATGCATCCAGTAGATGGTGAAGCTAGTCTCGTTGATAAAAAAATGGGAATGCAACCAGTAAAAGGTGTTGAAAAAGCTAAAAAAGACGCTGACGCTAAAAAAGAAACTAACAAAATAGAAAAAGGAGTTGATTTAATGACTCTTGTGGCTCAAGCAGAACGTGGTGTTCAAAAAATGGCTGCTACTGGTGAGAAAATGAAAAAAATTACTGTAAGAGAAGGTAATTTAGGTCATAACGAAATTAGTTCTATTGAACCTGAAGGACGTTTTTGGATAGTTACTTATCGCACAGCAGATGGAACAAAAGAAAAAACATTTCAATCTGAAGACGAAGCAAGAAAATTTGCTTCTACTTTAGATAAAGCAAAAACTATTCAAGAATCAGTAGATAAAGCATTAGCTAAAGAACGTCTTAAAGAAATGATTCGTCAAGAATTAAAAGAAATAACAGGAGCTTACGGTGGTGATGATGTAGATGGAGAAGATGGAAGTTCATATCTAGAAGAAGAAGCAAAAATAAATACAACAGATGTATTTGATATACATCCATTAACAGGAGCTCCTATTAAAGGTGTTAAATTTACTGATGCTACTCATTACTATTTAGTAAATGATCCTAAAAAAACAGAAAAAGTAAAACCGGAAAACGCTAGAGTTGAAATTAGCAAATAATAAATAATATGGAACAACGTCAATTACTAGTAGATTATATACCATTTCACGTAGCTAAACTTTCATTAATTGAAAGTAAAGAAAACCCATCTGATAAACGCATGCGCGTTAAGGGTAAATTACAAGAAGCCGATGTAAAAAATGGTAATGGTCGTGTATATCCATTAGAAATACTTAAAAAACAAGTTGACGAATATATAAAAGGTCCAGTAGCATCTAAAACAGCAACAGGCGAATTAGATCATCCAGAATCATCTGTAATTAACTTAAATAACGTATCACACCTTATTACTAAAGTATGGTGGGAAGGTAATGATGTAATGGGTGAATTAATATTATTAAATACTCCATCAGGTAAAATTGCACAAGAAATAGTATCCGCTGGAATACCATTAGGTATTTCATCTCGCGGTATGGGTTCAGTAAAACAATTAGGTGAAACAGTAGAGGTACAAGACGACTTCGAACTATTATGTTGGGATTTAGTATCAGTTCCATCCACTCCAAACGCTTACATGCAACCCGTTAATAAATTAGCAATGCAAGAAAGCAAACAATATAATAATATTGTTAGCGATTACAGTAAAGTTAATTCATTAATCACCGAAATTATATGTACACAGACAGGAGTTTGTGCATTATGTTAACAGCTCTTCGCGGTTTTCATTTCTTACATATATTTATGATTAAGCCCACAATAGCTATCCATCCCTTATGATAGCTCGGTATTAACAAACCCCCTATTAAGATTCCTAATAATCTTATTTCCTAAACAAAAATTTAAGGAGAAACAAATTATGTCAAACAAAAACTTATTTCAAGAAGCTATCGCAGACGCAAAAGCCGTTCGCGAAGCAGCGTTAGCAAACGCAAAAGCCGCTCTTGAAGAAGCTTTAACTCCGAAACTTCAATCTATGTTAGCTGCAAAATTAAACGAGATGGAGTACGAAGAAGAAGGTCTTAAAGACGAAGAAGAAATGGAAGAAGGTCTTCCATCTGCATTTGCATCAGCAAAAACAGATGATCCATCCCAAGACAGATACCGTGAAACGGGTGCTGCTCTTGAGGGAAAAGAAGAAGAACTAGAAGAAATCGACCTTTCCGCTATTTTAGCTGAACTAGAAGATGAAGGTGAAGAAGAAGAAGAGTATGAAGAATTAGAAGAAGCTAAAGAAGAAGAAGAGGAAGAAGAAGGTGAAGAAGAAGAGGAAGAAGATGGAGAAGAAAAAGAAGAAGAAGTTGAAGTTGCTGATATGACTGTTGATGAACTCAAAGATCTTATCAAAGACATCGTTGCTCAAGAAATGGGTGGTGGTGAAGAAGATATGATGGATATGGGAGCTGAAGCAGGCGAAGAAGCAGCACCAGCTGGTGAAGAAGAAGAAATCAATTTAGATGAATTATTAGCTGAACTAGACGCTCTTGATGAAATGAAAGATGAAGAGGAACTAGAAGAAGTTAAGAAAAAATCTAAACACGAAAAAGGCGAAACTAAAGCTCAAGAAAAAGCTGAACATGCATCTGGAAAAGAAAAGAAAGAAAAATCTGAAATGAAAGAAGCAATTGCAACTATTCAGGCTTTACGCAACGAACTTAATGAAGTTAACTTGTTGAACGCTAAACTTCTTTACGTAAACAAAATCTTCAAGTCTAAAAACTTAACTGAATCACAAAAAGTCCATGTTATTGCTTCATTTGACAAAGCTACAAACGTAAGAGAAGCTAAAGTCGTATTTGAATCACTTAGCACGGCATTAACAGCTGCAACTAAAAAGCCAATCAAAGAATCTCTAGGATTTGCTTCTAAAGCTGCTGGAATCGCACCAAGCAAAGTAATCGTTGAATCAAACGATGCAATTGCTAGAATGCAAAAACTTGCAAACATTATTAAGTAAAAAAACAAAACAAAATTTTTAAAAAATGAACATTCAACAACTTTTAGAGTCATCTAACCAATACAAAGTTATTGCTGATGATGCGAAAAAACTTAGCCAGAAATGGGTTAAGTCCGGCCTTTTAGAAGGCATTAAAAGCGAAGGTGAACGTAACACAATGGCGATGTTACTTGAAAACCAAGCTAAACAATTAGTTACTGAAGCTTCTACAACTGGTACTGGTACTGTAGGTGGTGGTGCTTATGCACAGGAAGCTTGGAACGGTGTTGCTTTACCATTAGTAAGAAGAATATTTGGTGAAATCGCAGCGAAAGAATTCGTTAGCGTTCAACCAATGAACTTACCTTCAGGTCTAGTATTTTATCTAGATTTCAAATATGGTACTAACGTAACTCCTCACACTGCTGGTGGTTCTTTGTATGGTACTAACGCAACTACAAACGTAACTGACATTGCTTCTTCATCTTTATATGGTGCTGGACAATTTAGTTATTCAATCAACCAATTCAGTTCTTCTGTTGCTGCTGTTACAGCTTCTGCAACTTGGGCTGATATGAACTTTGATTCTGACTATTCAGCTTCTGCTGCTGCGGGTAGCTATAAAAAAATCTTAGTTCCTCTACCTATCACTGCTACTTCTGGTGCTCCAATCGCAGACCAAAATGCAGTTAGATCATTTATTATTACTTCTGGTTCAATCGGTGCTGCAAACATTTTACAAGCATTCACAACTGTATCTAACAACACTGCTTCTTTTGTTGTAACTGGTTCATTAGTAGCAGTTGCTGCTCCTGCTGTAGTATTATATTACAGTGCTGCTCCTACAGCTACATCTCGTGGTGATTTCGAAGATGCTACTGGTGCTGGTTTCCCAAGCGCAAACGGAACATCTGCAATCGCTATTCCAGAAATCAACGTTCAATTAAAATCTGAACCAATCGTTGCTAAAACACGTAAATTAAAAGCACAATGGACTCCTGAGTTCGCTCAAGACCTTAACGCTTACCACAGTGTTGATGCTGAAGCTGAATTAACTGGTATCTTATCTCAATATATTTCTATGGAAATTGATCTTGAGTTATTAGATATGTTAATCGAAAATGCATTCACTGTTGAACGTTGGTCTGCAGTTAACAACACATCATTAGATGCTACAGGTGCTGCTACATCTTTAGGTTACTATAATACTCAAGGTGGTTGGTTCCAAACTTTAGGTACAAAATTACAAAAAGTTTCTAACAAAATTCACCAATTAACATTAAGAGGTGGTGCTAATTTCTTAGTAACTTCTCCTACAGTAGCTACTATCTTGGAATCAATCCCAGGATTCGCAGCTGATGGTGATGGTGAAAAAATGGAATTTAACTTCGGTATCCAAAAAATCGGTTCATTAAACAGCCGTTACAAAGTTTACAAAAACCCTTATATGACTGAAAACGTAATCTTAATGGGTTATAAAGGTGCTCAGTTCTTAGAATGTGGTGCTGTATTCGCTCCGTATGTTCCGTTAATCATGACTCCGCTATTATACGATCCATCTACCTTCACTCCACGTAAAGGATTGATGACTCGTTACGCGAAGAAAATGATCAGACCTGATTATTACGGAAAAGTATATGTTGCTGGTTTAAATACTCTTTAATCTAGTATAACATATTAACCCCGTAAGGTTAATAATTAGATGCCAACCCCGTAAGGTTGGCATCTTTTTTTATATTTATAATAAACGATCGTTTATGGATAATGGTGGTAAACAAAAAAAGGTTTTTAAAAACGAAATTAAGTATTCTATAACACTTAATGAAGAACAAAAAGAGGTTAAACGACTAATACACGAAAATCAAATAGTAATAATAACAGGTAGAGCAGGATGTGGTAAATCGCTAGTATCAGCTCAAACAGCGTTGGATTTTCTGTTCAAAAAAGAAATTGATGCAATTTATGTTACTAGAGCGGCCGTTGAAGTAGGACATTCATTAGGGTTTTTACCTGGAAGTTTAGATGAGAAATTCAATCCATATCTAGAAGCATTTCAGGAAAACTTAATAAAATGTTATGACAAAGCTAAAACAGCACAATTAATAACTGATAAAAAAGTTATAGCGCTCCCAGTACAATTTATTCGTGGTAAAACAATTGATGATATATTAATTGTTGAAGAAGCACAAAACCTAACCAAATCAGAAATATTAGCTATATTAACACGATTAGGCAAAAATGGTCGTATAGTAATCAATGGTGATAATGAACAAAAAGACATTAAAGATGAATTTAATGGTTTATCATATGTCATTGAATTATCTAAAAAAATCGAAGAAATTAAATGGGTTAAACTAAAAGAAAACCACCGTTCCGATTTAGTAGGTAAAATTTTAGATTACGAATACGGGAGATAGCAATATTTATACGTGTTAAATACTAGTACTTAATGGCCAATATACCAATTTGGAACAATAATCCTGGACCAGTATGGGGAAATACCCCGTACGGATTTTATGACAATGATCAAAATTTCCAACAAGAAGCACCACTGTTTGCTACGTGGGGTGCTAGACGTTTAGGTTATCCTATTGTAAATGTTGAATTACAAGACATAAACTTTTATGCTTGTCTTGAAGAAGCTATTACAGCATACGGTAACGAAGTTTACCAATATAAAATACGTGAAGGTTATCTTTCAATGGAAGGTAACATAGTAGATAATACAACAACATTTAATAATCAATTAGTTACACCAAATCTTGGTACTGTAATTCGTATAGCTGAAACATACGGTTCAGAAGGTGGAGCAGGTGGTTATACAACATATTACACTGGGTCTATTAAATTACAAAATGGTGTACAAGATTATGATTTAAAAGCATGGGCATCGGCTAGTGGAATATCTGGTAGTGGTATTGAAATTAAAAAAATATTTTATGAACAACCACCAGCAATTGTTCGTTACTTTGACCCATATGCTGGTACAGGTACAGGTATCCAATCATTACTTGAAACATTTGGGTTTGGTCAATTTTCTCCTGGTATTAACTTCTTGTTAATGCCTATATATTTTGACGTTCAAAAATTACAATCAATTGAATTAAATGACCAAATTAGAAAATCTGCATATTCGTTTGATTTAGTAAATAATAATTTAAGGTTATTTCCTATACCACAAAATCTTTCAGAAGGATTAAATGATAAATTACTCTTTCATTATATTAAACGTGATGAAAGAAACGATGTAACATCAGCAACACCAGATTACAATCCTAATACTAGTACTTTGGTTACAAATGTTAGTAATGTACCATATGCTAATCCTGTATATTGTGAAATTAATTCTGTTGGTAGACAATGGATTAGACAATATGCTTTAGCTGTTGTTAAAGAAACATTAGGATATGTTCGTAAAAAATATGCTTCTATTCCTATACCAGGTGCTGAAGTAACATTAAATGGGGATGATTTATTAACAGATGCTAGAGCAGAAAAAGCAGCATTGTTAGAACAATTGAGAGCAATGTTAGATGTAACATCTCGTAAAACACAACTTGAAAATCAAGCAATGGAAGCTGATTTTATACAAAAAACATTAATTAACGCACCAATAGGTATTTATATATTTTAAATGAAACTATCAAGTTTAATATTAGAAAGTTTAATACTTTATAAAATAGAAGTATTAATTAAAACAGATACCAATGTTAATCAGGTATATGTTTATAATGAAATTAGAGGATTAGAAGGTGTTGTTGTAGTAACTGTAGAACAAAGTGATTTTTTAAGAAGTAAAAATACAGAAAAACATAATTATGCTTTATTAAAAATGAAATATTTAGTTAGCTCTACTCCAGAAGAAGATATCAAAAAAATTAAAACAGATGCTTTAGTAACTACTAAAATAGATGGATTATTACAATTTATTCCACGTTTTCAAACAATTGAAAAAATAGGAGAATATTAATGTCATTATACGGTGAAAATAGAGATATAAGCCTATTTAGACACTTAAATAGAGAATTGCTGAATAATATTATTGAGCAAAAGGTAGGATACTATAAAGTAATTTTAGATAGAACTGTACCAAATATGTATGGTGAATCTTTATCTAAATCATTTTATAATCCTGTATTAGTAAATTGTTTAATTGACAGCTCAGGATTTGAAGCACCAGTAGATGAATTTGGACCGGATGTTACTCGTACTATTGTATGTAAATTTTTAAGAGACGATTTAGCTGGAATTGAATTATGTACTGAATTAGGGCCCGATGGAAGGGGATTTAATTATGGAATTTATCCTGAAGTTGGTGATGTGTTATTATGGCAAGGACAATATTTTGAAGTAGATAATGTAAATGATAATCAACTAATAGTAGGTAAAGATCCATCTTACTCTTATTCATCAGATACTGATAATTTTGGATCTTCTTGGTCATTAACATTAACATGTCACTACACACGCCCAGAAAAACTTGGTATAGAAAAAGAAAGATTATAAATTATGATAAAATTAATTGATTTATTAGAAGAAATTGAGGTTCGTCCTCCTATAGTCCCAATGCCTTCAGAAGAAGATGATGAAGAATTCATCCAAAGAGGATTTCGTACTATACCAACAGAAATAGATCCTGAAACAGGAACTGTTACTTCAAAAGTAGAATATATTCCTTCTTTTGAGAAAGTTAGAAGAGATTTATTAAAGAACAGAAAAGAATTTCAACCATTTAAATATCATTCTAATGAATCTATAGCTAAAAATGCTAAAGATTTAAATACACTATTAACTAAAGCAGCAAATTTAATTTTTGCTTTAGAAAAAATGGTAGAATTAGAAAGAAAATCTAAATAATGTCAAATAGATTAAAACCAATACCAAAAAATCCAGTAGAGGTAGTTCAAGATCAAATTACTCCCTACTTGGCTAACCAGGGTAAACCGGTTAGCCAAACTGTTTTTTCTGAAAACCGTGGTACAGATTATTCTATGAGGAATGATACTGTAAAGGATATTTCTATTGGTTTAGAAGATATTGACAATGCTATAATGTACTACTTTAATAATGTTATTAAACCAAATGTAGTACAAAACGGACAACAAATAGCTGTACCTGTATTATATGGTTCACCTGAAAGATGGAAATCAGTTCAAACAGATGGTTTTTATCGTGATAATAATGGAAAATTAATGGTTCCATTAATTATGTTTAAACGTGAAAATATTGAAAAAAATAGAACATTAGGTAATAAATTAGATGGTAATACTGTACATAATTATCAAGTAGTAGGATCGAAATATAACATTAGAAATGCATATGATCGCTTTGATATTATAAATAACAGGATTCCATCAGAACAATACTATATTTCAACAACACCAGATTATGTTACATTAACGTATAACTGTATTATATTTACAGATTTTGTTGAACAAAATAATAAACTAGTAGAGGCAATTAATTTTGCTGCTGATTCATATTGGGGCGATCCACGTCGCTACAAATTTAGATCAATGATTGATTCATTTGCAACGACTACTCTGCTAGAAGCAGGAAACGATAGAGCTGCCAAATCTACCTTTACTATTAAAGTAAACGGTTATATGATACCAGATACAGTAAATAAAGATATGGCTACAGCCAGAAGTAAATTCTACACCAAATCACAAGTAGTATTTGATTTAGAAACTGTATCTGATATTAATTCTGTTACTACATCTTCGTTAAATAAAATACCAACACAAATGGGTTCTACATCATTTATTGATTCATTCCCAACAACAACCAATTCAATAACAGATTCAATTGATAGTATGACTTTAACATATTTAAACACAAACAAAGCTGTACTAGCTATTACTGTAACATCAAATAATGCTATTTTCCCTAATGGTTTTTTAACAGCTCCATCAGGATTACCTGCAACTTCTGTAAATAGTTTTACATTTATCGTAAATGGACAATTAATAGAACCTGCAGCTATAACAAGTTTTATTGATAATGGTAATGGTACGTCTACTTTAATAGTTAATACAACAGAATTAGGGTTTTCTTTACAAAATACTGATGAAATTATTGCTATAGGTAAGTTTAATTAATATTTATTTATATGAGTACAATTCGTTCAGAACAAATAGAACAACCAGTTAATCTTAGGGGTTCATTTAGTGGATCTTTTTCAGGGTCTTTTATTGGGACAGTGGAATCCGCATCTTATGCTTTAACAGCATCTTATATAGAGGAATATGTAACTAATTCAATATATAACACATTTACATCAAGCTATTATATAGATAGTGCTTCATTTAATTATAGAATAGAAAATATTCTCATTCCTACAGGTTCAGGTCCTTCAGAAAATCATCCTGTTACGGTAAATGCCGCTACAACAACTGTTTTACCTAGATCTCCTTTGTATAATAATGGAACAAATGGGGTAGGGGCTTTTTTATCGGCTTCTATAAGCGGTACTTTAGGAAATATTGATGGTGTAACTTTAACTGTAGGAGATCATTTTTTAGTAAAAAACCAAGCAAATTCTATACAAAATGGTGTTTATGATATAGTATCAACGGGTTCTGCTTCTGGTTTTTATTTATTATCACGTTCATTGTTTTCTGATGAAACATCCGAATTAGATTCTCAAATAGTTATTCCTTCTTTTGGAACAACTAATAGAGGAGGAATATTTGCTCAAACAACAAATAATCCTGTAATAGGAACAGATAATATAGTATATTCTCAACAAACAAATACTTTAATAAATCAAGCATCAGCTGGAACACAAGCTGTTTATCAAATTCCTTGGTATGTTTCTACAGCAAGACAATTAAGTAAAGGTTCACCTAATTTTAAATATATAAATGTAACATCTGGAACAAATATTACTACAAGTAGTCTTTTATTAACAGGTTCATTTAATATATCTGGTTCATTAAACGTTACTAATGGTATAACAGGATCTTTATTAGGAACATCTTCATATGCAACTACTGCTTCATATTGGAGTGGTTCAATAAACAATGCTGATTCTGCATCATTTGCAACAACAGCATCATATGCTTTAAACCCACTTATTCCAACACAAGTTAGCCAGTTGACAAATGATAGCGGATATATCACAAGTGCGGCATTGTCTCCGTATCTGACTACCGCTGCAGCAGCCTCTACGTATCAACCAATTGATGCAACATTAACCGCATTGGCAGGGCTTTTAACAGGTGCAAATAAAATACCATACTCAACAGGAACAGACACATTTTCTCAATTGGACTTAGATACTGATGGAACTTTAAATGCAAATAGTGATATAAAAATTGCAACGCAAAAAGCTGTAAAAACATACATGGATAATAGCGGAATTGTTGATGCAGATTTTACATTAATAAATACTTTTAGATCATTATATAATTACTAACATATGGCAAATATAAAAGTTGATAACAAGACAGTAAATGAACAGCTAACAAAATGGAAAACAAGTGAAGCTGAAAGAACTAACGTACTATTCTTTTTGGTCGATGATATAAACATTGATGAATTAATTAAGTCTGCTTATGAAATAGGTGTGCTGATTGATATTCAAAATTCAGGTAACGGAGTTAACAAAATAATTTTTAAAGACATCTTAAATTAATAAAAATGAGTTTAACATCAGGACAAATACCCAAAGTTGCTAACGTACCCAATGGAGGCGTTGGCGTTATTGCAGGTTCAAGTAATACAGTTGCATTGGGTTCAGATATAAATGGAACAACAGTCTATACTGCTGGAGCATCAGGGGGTCGTGTGATGTCGCTTACAGCGGTAACAGACGATACTGTGGCGGTAAACGTATTTGTATACATCTATCGTGGTTCAACAGTAATTCCGTTGGGTCTGGTAAACGTTCCTTTGTCGTCAGGTAATACAAATGCAGCAAGATTTAATGTAGACTTTTTAGATGGTATTAATATAGTTGGATTGCCAATAGATAATTCGGGAAAAAGATATATTCCTTTAATGCCAAATGATATATTGAAAGTAGGAGCATTAGCCAACTTAACAACAGCAAAAACATGTTGGGTACACGCTTCTGGTAATGATTATCAATTATGAGTAGTGGTATATATAATGGGTTAAACGATGGCATGTTAAATGGCCAAAATGACGGATTGTTAACCGGTACTGCTAATGGTTTGTATAGTAATATAAATAATTCGCTTGAAAAAGAAACTATAAAATTAATATCAGTTGGCGTCTTTAGTAGCAATGAAATCATTGCAGTAAACACACTTATAAAAAGCTTTAAAAGGTTTAATTTATGGGATAAGTATTATGCCATTTATCCATTTTTAGGCGCTACAGCTTCAAGTTGTAAATGGAACATAAAAGACATTAGAGATGAAGATTCAGCATTTAGATTAATATACCCCAATGGAACATCGTATTTTAATTTTACTAATTACGGTATGGAATTTACAGGCGTACCAGAATCTTATGCTGTTACTAATTTGATACCTTCTATTGTCTTTAAAGGTTCTGATGCATTCTCAATGGGATGTTATGTAAATGGAGGTACATTTACAGGCGGTCTATATCCGTGTACAATGGGAACAGGTAGTTCAGGAGATAAAGAGCAAGTTTTAGCATTTCGTACAAGTGGAAAGTATTTTGTATTTCAAGGAGAGGTTCTTCCTTTTGTATCAACATCAAATACAAATTATACAGGCTTTTTTTATGGAAATAGTGCGCCTGTCGGAAGTAACGCAACTCTGTTTAGAAATCAAACAGTAATAGGAACACAGCTTGTAACAGATGCTACAAAATTATCACCTACTCCTATATGGTTAGGGAATAGTAACACAAACGGAGGTGGCTTATGTATGTCAAATGTAAGAATGGGTATTGCTTTAATAGGCAAAAATTTGAACAGTGCAGAATATTCACTGCTCCAAATGACAATCCAACAATTCGTAAAGAGTTTAAATAGAGAATAACAACAA